CAAAACGGCTGCACACCAGTTCCGGTAGTGCCGTCTGAGAGCAGAGAGTCGTTGCCGGCGGTGCCGGCATAAGCGGAAGTGCCGCCGCCCTCGCCAAGGTTGACCGCCGCCAGAATCTCCGAAAAGAAGATTTCGTCGAACTTGCGACCCATGGCAGCGAGCACATTGTTCTGGTACTCGCCACCCGGCACAAGCGCGTTCATCAGGCCCAGCGTTCCCATTTGGTCACGCAGGTCAAAGAACTCCGGGTACTCAAAATGCTGCGGGCGAATCACGACCGTCCGAATGCCGGTCTCGGCACTGTCCACGCCACCGATGTCAGCACCGATAGCCTGGGTCCGCTGGCGAGTTTGCAGGGTCGCTTTGTTCCAGCGGTCGATGCGCTTCTCGTAACCCTCGAGCTCCACCATGCGGCTCGCCGTGTTGGCGACCATGGAGCGAGTTTGCTGCATCTCTTTGAACATGGTCTGCTCGTACGCCATTTTCAGCGCGAACAGGCCAATAGGGGAATCAGTGGTACCACCAGCCGGAGAAGTGGCACCGCCCAACGGGATGTAATCAGTAATAGCCATGCTGGCTTACTCCATTCACAAGTCATTCACTTGATCGGGGAGTAATCCGCCCAAAGCAGGCCCCCCTCGGCGCTTGCCGTATCGAAGAGCGGCCCAGGGGGGGTAGTCGCTCTTGCACACAGCGGACACCGAGGGGGGCAGTATTGTCAAGCGGATTCTTCGCCGGAAATGTTGTCCGTCGCGCTGAAATCCACTTCTTCGGGCTTTTTACGGGGCCTGCCGCGCTTTTTGGGCTTTATGCCAGAAGGCGGATTATCGTTCGCCAGAGGATCAAATGGCTTGGAACCAGTCATGTCCAGAGCGGCGTCAAGGTGCTCCAGCACACCTACAACTGTTTGCCGCAGGCGCATGACCGTCGCCGTGGGGTGCATTTCGTACATCAGCATACCGTGCAGCACATCCCGCGCTTTCTGCACTCTTTCTGCGTCCATTAGGAACACTCCTCTCCGCACGACAGGCACACGACCTTGCTGCCAGCCGTAATGATTTTGGCGTTACAGCAGTCACTTTCCCATGTCGTGGGGTGTTGCTCCAGCGTGCCGTCACGCCGTTGCTGCTGCTCCAGGTAATGACGCTTCCGCAAAGCGTCCTCGTAGATTTGTTTAGCCTGGTCGTCCATTAGATGAACCGAGTCCCGTCAGGCAGAAACGCACTCGGACGGGTCGTGAACCGAGGATCGTTGATCCCCTGATCGTACCCCAGCGACTTCAGCGTCATCAGCACCTCGAGGAACCGCGCCTCTGCCAGAGCGGCCTTGGGGTGCTTTTTGTTTTTGAACTCTTCAGAACCCATGATGTCCACGGCTTCGATGTAGAGCTCATTGGGAGTGGGGCCAGCGGGTTGCGCCGGCGATGCCCCGACCGGGGCGCTGTCTTCGCTCATGTAGTCTCCTGCCTGCAGCAGAACATTGACGAGGGCCGGGTGTCGGTCCAAGCCGGTTTCCTTCAGAACCTGCGCTACGGCAGGATCGTCTCCCATCATTTTTGCCAGAGTCTTGTCAGCCAGCTCCAGCCGCTTGTCAGCAGCGTCTCCGAGCTTGTTGCGCGTCTGGCTTTCCCATTCGGTGCGCTGCGCGTCCACCTGCTGCATACGCGCTTGCGCGTTAGTGCCGGCGGCCTCCGCAAGACTCTGCCACTGCGATTGCGTCAGACCTCGTTGGTGCGCCACTTCGCGCAACGACTCCAGCGTGACGCGCAGCGTATCGTTGACATTCTCTGGAATCCCATAACCCTCGTGGCTGTCCGGCCTGCCCATGGAGCTGTAGAACTTGCCCCAGTCGTCCGGGGTGGCGTCTTCTCCAGGCACACGCCGGGTCGAAGTGAGTTTGTTGCGCGTTTCAAGAAAGCTACGAGCCAGCACATTCACATCGGCGTCGTCGCCGAACTGCTTCAGCACTGCCTCGCGTTCAGGACCGTCAGGTAGAATGTCTGCCAGTCGGTTCACACGATCTCCCTTTTATCTGCCCGCCTAGCCATGCCGTCGATGAACCAGTAGACCCGGCGCATGGTGTCCTGTCGCACCACGGTAGTCGGGTCTGTTGGGCCGTCCAGCCCACCGACTCTTGCACCTAGCACTGCCCCTAGAATCTCGAGGCACCGCTTACCGCTGGCCGTTGCAAAGGTGTCTTCAAACACCTTTTTGGCCTCTTCGCCAATTGCCTTGTGGCGCAACTGGCGTTGCTTGAGCTCGCGCTCCACATCAAAGAAATTGAACTCTGGAGTCTCGCTCAAATCACCGGTCCCGTCATGTCAGCCAGACCTGCGCCGTTACGCCGCGTACCGCCCGGTCGGAGCTGTACTTGAGTTTGCGATTGACCCGCCCGCTCCATGAGCTGCGAAATACGGTCGTCGGCAGCCTGATCGCCCCGCGCCTCTCGCAGTTGCTCGATCTCGTCCTGCGACCGGAAAATCTTCGCCGGCACATCGCCCAGGAACTTCTCGACCTCGCGCAGTTGGTCATTGTCGATGTCTTCCAGCGCACCGGGGTCGCCCGTGCGCTCAAACCGCTGGAACCGCCGCTCAAGAAACGAATCAATCCGGGCCAGGCTTTGCGCTTTCATGGCGGTGAAGAACGGCGAGGTGAACTCAAACTCCAGCTCTAGGTTCGGGTTCTCGTTTATGATCGCCTGCAGTTCGGGCAACGCTCCCTTGGACAGCATGATGTCCGTGACATTCTCAAATAGCGGCGACAGCTTCTCATGGACAATTGTCTGGCTCGTAGAAGCCAGACGCGCCAAGGCCCGCGCTTGGCGGCTCCTTTCCGCTTCGGCACTCCGAGTCTGCGCTTCCGGCTCACCAAGCGCGTCTCCAAGAAATGCCTCGCGCACCGTCATGTGCATGTTGGCAATCACCTGCTCGATCAGGCCAAAGTCCGTGCCGGATCGCAGGTATCCCGGCTGCACTTCCTTGGGTGGGCGCACCACCACATGCCCGCCTGGCGTCAGGTCGAGCTGCGCGATCTCGTCCTCTTCTGCCATGAACGGCGGGTTCATTTCCTTGCCCAGCGCGATGAACTTCTGCCGAGCAATCTCGTTCACGCCCTTCATGATCGGACGCGCCAAGTGCCCTCGCCCGCGCCCGTACTGCTCGCCGTCCATGACCATCATGCGAGCTGCAATGTAGGGGCAGTTGTTGAACTGCCCGCGCCGGATCGTGAACGGATCGTCTTTGAAAACCCACCGGCTGTCCCATGGCTTGATGTCACCGCCCTTCTTGCCCTTTTCGTTGCGCTGAATGAAGTGCAGCACCTTGACCATGGTGAACGGCTGGTCTTTCGCCAATTGCGCCATGCGCGGCGGGATCTTGTCTCCGGGCTTGTTGAAGAACGCAACATGGTCAATGGCAGGCCGCTCCAGCTCGCGCACCAGCAGCAGCGGACGGCCAATGCAGGAGAACACCCACCACACTCGAGAGAACGGGACGGGGTCGAAGTTCAGCCCGCCGAACTCGTCGTTGTCGCCGGCGTACTCGTCGTCGTGCTGCACATACAGCGTGCTGTTGCCCAACACACCCCAGTCGCGTGTGTCGGTCTGCGCGGCGACATAGAAATTGGAGGCGGACAGCGCGTCCATGACTCGCATGGAAGTGTCGTACAAGGCAGCGTCGATCTCGCGACTAAACTCAACAGCACCGCGCACCCTGTATTTGACCCAGTCGCTGGAGCTCGGGTACAGCGTGCCGTTGAGGAAGTTGACGAACCTGTCCGCCTCCACTGCACCAAACGAATCAAACAGCGGCTTTCTGCGCTCGCCTGGACTGTACCGCGTTGTGATGTCTCCGCGATACGGCATGAAGAGATCCGTAATCTCCTGCATCGTCCACTCGTAATTGGTGCGTTGATTCTCGAGGAACGAGAACCTCTGCATGAGTTGCCGCACATCTGTCGTTACCGCCATGGTCTTCTCCTAGAAGAACTCGTAGTCGCCACGCGCTTGCGGCGTCGTGTAGACCTCGAAACCCTTTTGTGCGCCGTGCGCTGGGGCTTTGGCGTAGCGCAGCATCATCATTGCCTTGTGTAGCGCGTCGATCAGGTGATCGTCTTGGTTCGGCTTCACAAGACCCTTCTCGTGTCGGTAGATCCGCATCTCCTCTAGGAGCTCGCGGCAGTTCTGGGAAATCTTCAGCCGGCCTGTGGCAAGTCGGTCCTGCACCATTTCAATCGCCGTCATGATTGACCGGCTCTTGCGGTTCTCGTGGTCATACACGAATGCCGGATCTTTCAGCATTCGCAGACCCATGGACCGGTATTTCTCCGCAATCGTGCCGCCGCTCGTCGTGGAGCCAAACCCGCGCCCGCCGTCGTGCGGCCACGCGACCGGCACTACCGTGCCGCCCATCATTCGCACCCGGTCCACATACACCGGCGTCTCCTGGTTTGACGCCTTGAACTCGTCCACCACATGAACCATGTCGCGTTCAGGCTCAATGACCAGTTTGACTGCTGCGAATGTTCCAGTCCCGTGGGGGAGGTCCAGCCCGATGATCTGTGGGAGGTGCGGCTGCGCGTGGAAGGTGGGCTCGATCATCA